CCATAGTCCCCGAAAAACCTACCGCTCCGATAAAACCTGCCGCTCCTGCTCCTGAACCTGAACCTGAAGAGCCTACACCAACTACTACTCCCGCGAAGCCTTTGGTTCCTCCAAAACCCACGGGTCCACCAGAGCCTGAATTTAGAATGGGATGGCCAGATGGAACTAGATGGAATCTTAGAGGCGCTACCGGGAATGATAGACAGAGGTGTAACGACATCTGTAAAAGTTTAGGTTATAATTATTTCACACATAATCCTCCACCACATGACGGTGGTTGTGGTTGCTCCAGATCGTCGAAAAAGTTATCGCAGCTTAATATGACTGACCACGTCAACGCTAAGACTCGGCGCGTAGTTTAAATAAATTAATTTAATTAAAAAATACAAATATCTTAAAATTATTTTATTTGTATTTATTAAATGCAATTCAAAGTAAAGGTTATATTGGCTGTTGCAGCTTTTGTAGTTATCGGACTTATCACGTATTATCTATTGCGGAAAAAGGATGACGATGACATTTCAATTGAAGAACCCGACGTCTCAATCGAACCAGATGAGATAGTAACATCACCGGTTGAAGACGTGCTCCGTCCATCCGCGCAAGAACCAACTCCAGAAGCTACCCCGGCAAAACCCTTAGTTCCCGAAAAACCTACCGCTCCGATAAAACTTCCCGCCCCCGAACCTGAAGAGCCTACGCCAACTACTACTCCAGCAAAGCCTTTGGTTCCTGATAAACAGCCGACGCAGTCGTCATCTATGGTCGTGGGTGTCCCTGGAAAATTTGGAAGTGAAGGAGGTCACGATGTAAATAATAGTGTAGATATTTTATCTTTTGCCAAAGCTAAGTCTGCCCTCGTTTACGTCGAACACATTGATGTACACAGGGGCGATCCGCTAAATAAGAACGCTTCTATAACATTTAAATACGAGGATGGAACTAAGCACAAATTCACATTTGTTGGCAACGAGGGTCTTAGATTTATGAAAAAAGATGGAAGCTTTGGTGAGCACATCCACCGCGCGGGACAAGATGTTAGTGATATTGTATTAAGGGAGGTTGGATTACCTCTAAATTCATACAAGATTAAATGTGTAAAGCTTTCACCAGGAAGAAACACATGGCAATTTACACCACTACAATTATCTAAAGGCCTAATTGGTATTGATATGTCTGATAATGCCGAATGGGCTGGACTTCGCGGTGTATATGTTAAGGTTAAATCATAAACATTTTTACAAAATTTTACATTTATTAAAAAATAATGTACTTACATTAATAAAATAGTTTATATGGAAAGTTATGCTATTAATGTAATAAACTCTATAATCGTAAATCCAGATACTAATAGATACATTCTGGATATGAAAAAATACATCCAAGATCCAGATGCTTTTCATGGCCACATGAATAATTTTGTTTCAATTTTTCAAGAAAGTATTTCTAAAAAAACTTTAACATTAGTCCGAGAATACAATGATGTTTATCAGAAGTGGTCAAATGAACAAACTTTATTACAAATGGCTAATAAATTTGACGCGGAACAGATTTCAGATTTATTTGGTGATTTTAATGTTTCACCAAGCGTAGACTCTATTCTGAGGGGTATCTCCAAATCTAGTATAACTAAAAGAAGGGGACCTTCCAAAAAGAAAAGAAATTAAAACAAATCAAAGTCGTCGCCTTCTGTACCAAACTCATCAAAAACTGGTACATCATCGCGCACCCAATGTCTAGCATCTAAATTGGGTCTCGGTCCAGTTTTCTTTCTGTACTGGACTGTTTTAATACCGAATTTATTGTAAGCTATAAATGGTTCATGTGTTTCGGCATATTCTTTGCCAAATAATGTTACCATACGACTATGTAATTCGTTCATGTCTAAATCTCTTACATTTTTATTACCAGCTTCTGGAACAGGCGAGGCCTTAGCTCCGGAGAAGTAAGTATTCGATTCATCGGCGTTGTATTCACCGTAGGCCATTTCTCCAAAAGAAGTTGTAATAGAATTCTTAAGTTGTGCTAATCTAGTAGGAGTGTAGTTTAATAATATTTTATTGTATATTTCTTGATTTTCAGGTTTTTTACTCGACCAGTTGCTTAGGGCAGTATCTAATACATTTGCGTAATCACCTGGTCTAGACCACCCTGTTGCCGCAGAGGTTTCAATTTTAGAATTTAATTCTTTAAGATCTTTCTTAACTTGGGTTAAGAATAAAGCAGATCCATTCTTTCTTTCTTTAAAGTCAAATGTGTTGTCGTCATTAAGTATTAATGAAATGTAAGAAATTTTACCATCATCTGATACACTATGGACGAAAACTGGAAATTTAGTCATTCCAGCTGATTGTAGTTCTGGATATTTCTTCTTAAGTTCATTTTCTAAGCTCAATTGTTTCATAATAGCTTCTGAAACAGGAGCTTCATAAACGATTTCCGGTTCAGGTTCTGAAACATTCGGCATTTCAATCAATGAAGGGTCTAATGGCTGAGGAAGTCCAATTAAATTGTAATCGGTAGCTAAACGTATAACGTCACCTGGTACTTCAGAAGATATTACTAGACCAGGGGCCATCTCTTCTTTTTCAGATGTGTCAAGTTCTAATATTTCATCCGATGCCGATACCTTCTGTTCGTTACAGATTTCACTAAGGAAACTGGAAACACCGATTTGATTCTTTTTCCATTTTAAGTCTCCATCTTCATCTGGGCCAAATTCATAAAATGAAACCTCCTGTCCTGAGATGTCTTCAATAAGAACTAGTTTATTATTACACGCTCTTCTGAGCTGGTCAAGTTCCATTGTACTTTGAGGCCCAGGTTCAAAACCAGAGCCTGAGCCTGAGCCTGAGCCTGAGCCTGAGCCTCCTGGACCATCAGGATCATAGTTGGGCTCATATGGAACAGGTTCTTCTGGACGACGAATTAAATCTGTATCTGGTATACCAGCCTGGTCAAGGCAGGTTTTAATCTGGTCCTCTGTTAACTTGTCTAACATCCAGTTAATTATCTCTTCAGGCGTTTTATCATCAAAAAAGTTTGATGTAACACTACTCATTTATATACATTATATATTATAAAATTATTTTAAATTTTATATTTATTTTTTAGCCTTAGCCTCCTTTAGAGTATTAAATATACTCGGTGGGTCTGTTCCTCCTATTTCTAACAGCATTTCGATGTGATCTTCTGTATAGATGTTATACTTATATACGAGTTCTAATACAGCCATGTTAATTTTTTGTTTCTTTGAGTCTTTTGTGAATTTCTCTAGAATTTCTTTTTTAAGACCTGAGGCGATATCTTCTTTTGCTAATTCTTTAATACACTTTGACAATTTTGTAAATTTATTGATGTAGTCCTTGTCTTCCGGAAAAGAAATTACATTTGTTCCTCTTTCATTAAACATAGTTTTTCTAAGCCGTGGTAATAATTTGTAATTACCAGACGTACGTTTTAATTCTTCCTTTACGTTTCCTTCAGCTGGAAGATCTTCGAATGTATTGTCAGAATCCCACGGTACAATGTCTTCGCGAATTATTAAATCCTTATTAACAGTGTCTTCATCTATAATTTCTGGATCTTCATCATACGGTTTTAGGATACCATTTTCATCTGGTCCTGCTTCTACAAAAGTTAACATTAAGTCTTCATTGGGATAAGTGAATTCTCTTGAGTAAATTTGGGCGAATGTCACAGTTTCTGGAATTCCATCGCGAATGTACATTCTTAAATTAGAAGGATTTTTGTAGTAAATTTGGTACATTCCTCCTGCTACGGGGGAGATGTGCTCTTCTAATCTAATTAAATTACCATTTTTATTTATCTCGGCGTCAATGGAACAGTTTTTAAGAATCATTTCAAGATCTTTATTAATTGAATTCTTTTTAAGAGATGTTGTTAACATTCTTTGTTCTATAGAAAGAGAATCCAAGTCCCAGAAATTAGATCTTCCTTTTACTTCTGCGAGCATAGCCGCGACATCATCGTCACTACCTTCTGAAGGTAAAACACTATAATGTCTGTAGATGTCTACATATTGCTCTTCAGTGGGTAAGTTAGAGTGACTACAATATCTTGATGCGCGAGCTAGAATTTGCTCTATTCTAGATTCGTTCCACCAAGGATCTGTGATATGTACCTGTTTTACATTTTTAAATGACACACCTTCCATAACACTTCTCGTACCTAATATAATTTTTAATTGACTTCCATCTGCATTTTGTAAAGAATTGAAAGTGTTTCTTGCTCTATTAATAAGAATTCCATCTTTGTCTTTTGTTTTTGTTTCGGAACTCCAAATAAAATACTTAAGTTTGTCAGATTTATCAGAACCAAATTTTCCGAAACCGCAGGCCTCTAGAATTATACTCAATGGTTCTACACCATATGTAAGCCAATTTGAAAAGATAAAAACCGGACCCGACGAGTTTAAACTTAATTCGATTATATTAGAAAATTTAGTAGAAAACTGTTTAACAAATTCTAGAGTATCCGATGCACTAGTAAAATTTTGCGACTTAAGTCTATCCTTGAAAAGAGCCAAAGATTTCTTCTTGTCTTCTGGTGTTTTATTTATTTCATTAGAGTGTTTGGGTAGTGCTATATTACAATACTGTTGCGTAGTAACATACATACCAGTCATAATTTCTTCAGCATCTGTAGTTAAATTACCAAGTAGTAAATTCTCATATGCATTTGTTTGATTTTGACCATTTTCAAAATTTTTATCTTTAGCTACGTCAGATCTTAAAGCTTCAATATATTCTGATTTATGATTTTGTGAAAAGGCGTGTTCCATTGTAATTATTCTTTTGTAAGGGTATGCATTTGGATTACCCCCCTTAAAGTATGAAATGTACCCAGAACAGATGTAGCTTAGTATGTCTTTGTTTATTACACAAGAATTTTCAGAAAGGTATCCTACCGGAGAATCAGTAATCTGAGTACAGGTGTCATCATCTGCACGGAATCCAATAAAATTCTTATAAAACTCAGTAGCACTCAATGGGAAGGGTATTCTAGGACGAAGTAAATTTATTGTAAGAGCAAGTTCGTATGGGTTATCATAAACAGGTGTAGCAGACATAATAGCAAGTTTTAATTCAGGGTGAAAATAATACTTAATACAATTGTATAATTTCTTGTAAAATGTTCCATCTGCTGAAACAAGTCTTTGAATCTCGTCAATGATTAAAAGACCGTTTTTGTTAAATAGAGCAGAATCTTGTTTTAATCTGTCACCTCTCGCTGTATTACCGGTTTTTTTGTCAGTGCGATATATACTCTGAATAAAAGTCTGATGAGAAACAATGTCAAACGTTCTTCTGATTGTATCTCTTAGTTTCTTTTGATAATCATTATACTTTTTCCTTTCAATGCTTACTTTGTTTTGCTGATCTCTAAACATTTTCTCCGTGGATGTTTCATTTTCTTCAATAGCAGTTAACTTTTCTTCCTCTCGTCTAAGCGCTCTCATTTTAGCTAAAAGCATAGCATTATTCTGTTGAGAGACGTAGAAGTCTCTTTCTGTTTTTCCACCATTTTTAACTAGACAAAATGAAGGACAAGAAAAGAACTTTCCATTTCTCATTTCTCCTGAAATTTCTTCATAATACTGATCAACCAGAGGAGCTGGAACTGTGAATATAACACGCTCGTTTGTGGCATTTTTAAGCGCCTCTGCTATTACAATACTAGTACAAGACTTACCTGAACCTAAGCCGTGAAAAATAAGAGTATTGTTGAAATTTGTACTGGGTCCTAAAAGCTGTCCCATAAATTTTTGTTGTGGACCAAGAGACATATCAGATGACTTACATATTTCATCATTGGACAGATTTATGTAATTTTCCTCGAACTCAAAAGGAGAATCTTCTGGAAATGCTTCAGATGAATAATTAGACCTTATGAAGTCTAACATTTTCTTGTGTGTGTAAAGACCCGGGTCATTTAATTCGGGAAACGGCCGAGGCTCACATGATAATTTATATTTCTCATTGTCTTCAGGATTGTCGTAATAATATTGTAAACAATCACTCATTGTTAATATAAATTAACATTTTAAAAATAGATTCTTTTTCTCAAAAAATTGAAAACGGTTTGTTCAATTTTCTTCATGTCGAATCTTACATTAAATTTAATTTAATTTAATTTACTTTAATTTCCGCAGATGTCACCCGAAGAACATTCTGTTTTCCTCTTCGGGTTTAAACGTGGGTCATCCAAATCTTTGTTTAATAGTCTGTTTCTTAGCAGGTTTCTTCGCTGGTTTCTTAGCATGTTTCTTCATTTTAGAAATTTGTCTTTTGATGTCGGAATGTAGTCTTTTTGCTTTTTTATAAATGTATTTACCTTTCTTATTCTTATACATGATGCGAACCTTAAGTTTCTTAGCACGAAGTTGTAAATTTCTAAAAGCAGTTGCTTTCTTTATTAATTCAGGACGTGAAAGATATACCCGGCGCTTTCCTCTCTTTCTAGTGATTTTAATACCAACACTCTTGAGTTTAGTCATAAGAGCCTTATTTGGTAATTTTTTAACTTTTGGTTTCTTTTTGCCAAAACGGAGATCCATTGCAACATTGTCAATAAACTCTCCCAAAGGACCAGTTTGTTGATATATTACGTGCTGCTTAAAATATTCTATCCATATATTTCTTACAAATTCAATAGATGATTGATCAAAAGCATCCGGGATTGTATTTGTATTAAGTGGAGGGGGTGCAAGTGTGTTTGGTGGAAAAAGCTGCGGCATTGATTTTTTCATCACATTCCAATATTTTATTAATGATACTATACACACATATCTTATCCATGCTTCTAATTTACCTTCTTTGGTAAAGTTTAAATTATAATATCCTATTATTGCACCAATTGTATCATTTATTCCAGTATGTGCCATTATCCTAGCTTTCATTGCCGCAACCTGTGATGCATTCCATTTATTCCTAATTTTCATTTCTCTAATAAAATCTTGAGAATAAGTACTCTGTTCGTTTATTAGACTTTCTTTAAATCCTCTTACTTGATTTTCATCTAATACTATATTATATGTATCAGTTTTAATAAAGCTTCCTTGATTTTTAATGCTATTACAAGCAGTATGAGCCCACTTATACTCTAATTTTATCCTTTCATTTGTTACATTACCTTTGTTGTACTTAGGGGCTAATTCTAATAGTGTAGCACCCATTACAAACGGCAAGACGTGTTCGCATTCTGGGTATAGTACACAACTACCTCCTAGTGATTTTTTAATATTTCGTGCTTTACATGGGGGATTTGTCATGGCTTCACATTCAGATTTTGTAAAAAGTCTTTCTCCACATAAATAACATACTTGTAAAGCAGGCGCGAGTAAGGCGTCGGGGTGTAGACCAGCTGCTTTACATTGTTCCGTATCAGCATCTTTAGTTAAAAATGGATCTACTGTTCGATTTTTCCAAACTGAAATTACATTGTATATAATATCAAATAAAATTTTATCTTCTTGAGACCATATATTTCCCGCCCCTGGAAATGCTTGTAATAATATATGAGATGCTGGGTTTCCAGGCTGTCTGTACAGAATTAAATCTGTCAATTGTCTTGCTATAAAACCATCTAATTCTTCTCTATATTCGCGGGTTGTATTAGGAAGATTGTATCCTCCAAACTCTCCACCCGGAGCAGAAGCGGTTCTAGCCATCTTATCACCTCTTGTTGCAACAGAGATGTAATCAGGTAGTAAATTTTGGAATTGCATATTATATTACTTAATAAATATTTTAATATGAAGTGAAATTACATTACATGTGCATCCATGCTAGGTAGTACCGCATCTGTTCCGGTTTTTTAAGATTGTCAAATTTAAAAAATACATGAGCTGAATCTGACATATGTGTTACTATGTATTTAAAATTCACAAGATTAGAATCATCATCGAGATGATATGGATTTTCAATTATCATAATTGTATCAAAAATTCTTTGTTTATGCATCAATTTAAATACACCAATGTATTTAGGCCCGTCATACCCAGGAGAATCCTTAGGATAAAACCCAAGATAAAAGTACTCTTTTGAAGTGTAACCTGCTGATACAGAAAGCATATTCAGATAGTCACGATAATAATGCTCGTCGAAAAAAGGTGTTGTTTCGTGTGAAATGTGCATAAGCCATGAATTTGCCCATCCTTCAGCGTTCAAATGAGTAAGTAACTTAAGTTCTGCTCCTCCGTCATACTTTTCAATAGAATTAAATAAATTTTGGTCTAAGTTTATACAGGCAGTTCTTTTAGAAATGTCCGGTTTAATGTAATTTATATATCCAGACGCAATGAAAGAATTACACGAAGCAATCAATGATAACATATACACAATAATGTATATTTTTTATTTTTAAACGGTTTCTAAAATAGCAAGTACTTTATTTATGGTAGGAATACATACACCTGTTTCCCTAGACACTGTTGATTTACTTGGAGTTTTCAACTGTAAATTTTTTTTGATTACACAAAACAGTATTCCAGCTGTTGCCGATTTTGGCGTTACCGAGTCTAGTTTATCTTTGTAAAGTGTGTAGTAATTATTACAGATCTCAACAGTTTTAAATGGTAAATCTAGTTTGTTTATGTATTTTACAAAAGAATCATTTTCGATTATGTCTACTTTTTCCTTTCCGAGGGATCTATACTTAGCGTGTTTTTCCATAATTTCTTGGAATATTTTTTCTCCCTTTAGAAATCCTTTTTGATTACCCTCTGCTAAATCTATGATTGATTGTCTATCAGTGGGCAAATTATTATAAATACATGCGTAATAAAGACATGCTGCTATCAGTCCATTTCTTACTGAAGCCCTTGTTAGTTTTCCAGATTCCATGCAGATGTGCCACATATCTTTAGCAACCGGTAATACACACGTATGAATTCCTATTTGAGCACAATAATTCTGAAATTTTTCAGATATATTCCAAAATGTTTTCTGTTTATGACTAAATGTTTGTTGATAATGTATTCTCATCATCAATGAGTTTTTATTAGCAAATCCAGGTATCGTTCCTCCCTTATCGTAAGGGTTATCTGAAACAAAAGCGTCAGCTCTCTGTGAACAATTAGACATTGAACCGTCTTCCTGTTTATAATTGTTCCATTCGCAGCATTCAAATATACTAGTCAAAACAACCGTACCACAATCAAGACATATTTCATTACCCTGTTTATGATCAATTTGTAAGTTTATATGTTTACAATCGCAGATTTCTTCGCATTTTTCTTCTTTTACAAGTTCTTCAAGGTCGTTCCAGATGCTTTCAATTGATACCATAAACAATAGATGTATACCACAATATATAAATACATCTTAATAATTATTAAAAAACGTAATTTTGCGGCTTAAATCTATATTATTTACGTTTACAATACATTAATTACAATATAGTAATCATGAATGAAGAGATATACATATTAGATAGACCAACGGTTAAGATAATATTAAATAAAAAGTCAGAACTTTTTACGGTAAGAATATTGTCAAATGATGAATACAATCCCGAAGGCTTTGAAGAATTTTTAAATTATTTCCGAAATACATGGAAAATTGTAAAATCTAGCGATGAAATTTACACTTTATACGTTGATATACAACCAGAAAAAGACAATGAATTACCCTTGCAGGCATATATGAATTTGTTGAAATGTATCGCGGATATAAACGAAATCTTAAAGACTAATTGTCATTGTATATGTATTTTTACAAAGGAGGCGAAAAAGTGGCAAGATGCTTATAACTTTATAACAAAGCTATGGAATCCAAAAGAAAATCGACCAATTATGTTCACTGACAGCATAGATAATAAAACTCTCTTCCTACAGAGTAATAAATTGATTAGATAATTTACAAAAAAATATACAACTTAAATATAATTTAATTTAAAAAATGTACATATCATTTAAATTAAATTATGAAGATAGTATCTTGGAATGTTAACGGTATCCGTTCGCGTATTTTCAACGAAAAGATTTCAAGCAAACTGAAGAAAGATGAAACAATTTTTCCAACAGAGGGCAGTGCCATGTACGAATTGCTAAAACATGATCCGGACATTATTTGTATTCAAGAAACAAGATGCTCAATTGTGAAGTCGAATGTGATATCTATCCCGGGGTACAATTCATTTTTCAATGAATCTAAATTAAATCTCGCAAGAGCACCCGATAGATATTCTGGAACATGTATATTCTATAAAGAAAATATTTCTTGTGAATTCAGTACGGATCTTCCTGGCTATGAAGATCTAGAAGGTCGAGTTATAATTATGAAATTTGATGACGTCACGCTTGTAACAGTGTACGCCCCAAACTCTGGAACAAACTATGAAAATAAGATAAAGTTTAACATTGCAATGTACAACTTTCTAAATTCACTTGATAGTAAGGTAATTTTCTGCGGAGATCTTAACGCAGCAAAAGAGACACATTTTGATCAAAGTAAACATGAACCGGGACCTGGGACTTATCCACATGAACTTAAATTTCTAGAAGACTTACTTTCTATTTCTTTCAAAGATACAATGAAGTGTGACACAATCTATACTTGGTGGGATCCTCGTCAAGTAAAAGAAAATGGAATGTCTAGAGCAAGGAACAGAAACAAAGGTTGGCGACTTGATTATTTCTTTACTAAGAACATTAATCAAATTTCCAGTAAGTGTTTAAAATACATCGGCGAGAATAATGAAGGGATTCCTCTAGCCAGCGATCATGCTCCGGTTATCTTAGACTGGGAGGAAAGGAATGGGAGGGAGCATACGACCTTGGGGAGTCATGCGGGCACCACCGTATAGAGCAATGACAGTTGCGATTATAGCAATAGCAAGATTGGCGTTCCAGATCATACCGGTGAATGAGCTCTGTCCACAGTTCTCCTTTCCGCAGCAACCACCTTCATCGTGAGCCGAAACTAGCTCATTCATACTGCCAAAGAGCATCCACGAAACAATGGCAATAACAGTCGCGAAAATAATAGCTCTCATATTTTTTAATTTAATATATTAAAAATATTTTTTTTTTTAAATATATCATTTCTTAGGAAAATTTAATGTCATTTTCCCAAAAATTCCTTAGGGAATAATTCTTTACAGTTTCGTATTCTTGTTTTGTTTTGTCCCTAGTATTTGTCAGTTTTTCAATGATGTCGATAGAGAAAGAATGAATTTTCATATTTGTAAGATATTCATAAGAATCTGAAATCTTAGGATATCCAGCCTTTTCCAACTGGGAAATGATACATTCCATTTTTTGCTTAAATACAATTATTTTGTCTTCCATGATGTCTGATACAAATTTAATCTTAGCATTTAGAACAACAAGTTCACTATTTAGTTTATCACAAATGTACTTTTGTCTTTTGATGTAATATTCATTTCTAATTCTCCAAAAGTGGAAGATGATTTCTTCGGGGGATTCCATTTTAACTATTTCATTTTTCTCATTGAATACATACATGTTATTCGCTGACAGATGTGAAATTAGTTTCAATTTCTTAAGTGTTTCGTTATTCTGAGTCCATTCTATTACATTTTCCAAAGGACATTTAATGGTAAAATTAACGGACATTTCGGTAGATGCGTTAGTATAACTGAATATGGTACCTTCAGTCTCTAACTTGTCAAGGAATGCTTTGTAATCGTCAGTCCATGTTCCAATTGGAAGTTCTGTAACATTTATAACATTTCCCTTTACCGTGTATTTTCCTATCGTGATCCATTTATTAGTCTCAGTCTTTTTAATAGTTCCTGTAAAACCTTTGTACCAAGGTGTCATTTCAGGAATGTCTGCGTCCTCGTCAATTACAAGATCTATAAGTCTCTTTTTAATGTCTTCTGGATTGAAACACGGAACATCGCAAGAAAAACCTGTTCCGATACCGCATGCTCCGTTGATAAGAATGAGAGGCAATGTAGGAACATAGAATGTCGGTTCAATCGGATCTCCGTCTTCTTCTAGATAATCAAGAACATTATTGTCATCTTCGTTGAAAAGTTTTTTGAATTCATTTGATAGATGTGTAAAGATGTACCTTGGACTAGAAGCATCTTTTCCTCCAAGAAGTCTAGTTCCAAACTGCCCAACAGGTTCTAGTAGATTCATATTGTTTGAGCCTACAAAGTTTTGTGCGAGAGAAATAATAGTATCCATTAGGCTGTTTTCACCGTGATGATAATTAGTTTTTTCTGATACATATCCAGACAGCTGAGAAACTTTAATTTCTGAATACAAATTTCTTTTGATACAGGCATATATAATCTTTCTCTGAGAAGGTTTCATTCCATCTACAAGATTTGGAATAGATCGGATGTTATCACTAATAGAAAAGAGTACAAGTTCTTTATCAACGAGGTCCTTTACCGAAACATCCGACGAATTATAATCCAGACTTTTCGGACATTTGATATTTTGTAATATCCACTTTTTGCGAGCATCAGCCTCGGTCTTTGTGAAAGCTAAAACAAGAGACTTTGAATCTTCGTTTGTTGTTATTTTATAATTGAGAGTTTTCATAGATCTAAAGTACTCTTTAGCTTCTTGTTGAGTGCTAGTACCAAGACCCTTGTAATATTTTACCTTGAATTTTGAAGCATCATTCTTAGATTTCCATTCCTTGTAATCATTTAGATTGTAAAATGGAATTACTTCACTTTTTTTCGTAAGTTTGATAACAGGCGTCACCAATGAGCTTATGAAGTCTTCTTTAAGAAGTTCTGGCCAACCATGACTGATGAAGTTAACCAGAAGACTCTTGATGTGAAACCCGTCTGTATCAGCATCAGTCATGATAAGAATCTTACCATATCTGAGTTCTGAAACGGACTTATACTTCTTACCAGTTTGAAGACCCAAAATTTGTTTGATGTGATTGATTTCAGCGTTTCCCGACATTTGTGAATAAGTCGCGGTTCGTGTATTAAGTATCTTACCCTTGAGAGGAAAAGCTCCGTAGTAGTCTCTGCCAACAACTGAAAGTCCAGATACAGCAGTAGTCTTGGCTGAGTCTCCCTCCGTAAAGATAATAGTACACAATTTAGATTCTTTTGTACCTGCTTTGTTTGCGTCATCAAGTTTTGGAATGATGACCCTGTTAGTTTTCTTTCCGTCTGTCTTTGATATATTTTTCTTTTCCTTGGCTTCTGCGAGAGCGAGAATACTATCAAGAATACCAAGTTTCAGCACACTTTTTACAATGTCGTCTGTTAGATTGAATTTACTTCCAAAATCAGCGATCTTGGTGATGTGTTTTTCTTTGGTTTGAGATGAAAATACTGGATTTTCAATCTTACAATTGATAAATACAAACAGATTTTCCCTGATGTAATTTGGCTTGATAGTAATATTTTTGTGTTTTTCTTGGATTATTTCAGTTAGTTTTTTTACAAGCGGCATCATTACGTGTTCAACGTGATTTCCACCGTCTGTTGTAGCAATTCCATTTACAAATGAAACGCATTTGAATTCGTTGCTTGGACTGAAAGCAACTTGCCACCTATTTTGCTCGCAAACAATTCTGGGAACTGTCTTTTTGTCTCCAATGTACATTGAAATGTAATCGGAAAAGTCTTTAATGTTCAATTTTTTACCATTAAGATGAACTGAAACGTGTTTTGGAGTAATGGCGCAGATGTCGTACACTCTTTTGGCTAGAATACAGAGAGTATCATGAGACATCTCTGAAATTCCAAATCGAGCATAATCTGGCTTGAATGATATTTTAGTATAATTTCCTTTTTTGCTATCGGTTATAACAGGTTTAGATTTCTTAGACATATTACATTCAAATTTCTGCGTGTATTTTTTACCCGAATGAGAGGTCTCAATTATAAATTCGGTCGAGAATACATTTACAAGCTTTGCTCCGAGACCATTGAGACCGCCAGTAGTTCTTTTTTGAGAGTCGTCAAAATTAGTGGATGTAAGCAAATTTCCAAAAATAAGTTCCGGAATGTAAATTTTGTATTCGGGATGTATCTCAATAGGAATACCCGAGTCATTATACACGCTAATTTTTTCTTGTGAAATTTCTACTTTGATACATTTAACCTCTTCGTTTCTTTGCACTTCGTCTGAAGCATTTGTGATTATTTCATCGAAAAGTTTATATATCCCCGGGTTAAAGTTACACATTTTATAATGTAATTTTTCTTCTTCAATTTTCCACATTTCAGAATTCACACACTTTATATCGCCGAGGTACATACCGGGGCGTACTAAAATGTGTTCAATCTGTGTGTACTTCTTGAATTTTTCCGCCATTGCTAAATTATCTGGTTTAGATATATACTAATTTTTTAAACCGGATAATTTTTTGTAATTTTTGATATACAACCCCCTTTCACGATTTCATATCATCAATTAATTTATTAATTTGCTCCTCCGTTATAACGCCTTTAAAATTGCGCGAGTCATTTTTATACTTTATAATAGTATAAGGCATTGTTGTAAAATTGTATTCTTCCATTACATTATCAAATTCATCATTGTCTAGATTTACATGGTATAACATGCTGTTTGGAAAAGATGTTAGAATTTTATCAAGTTCTTGGCAAGGAATACACCAATCTGTTCCAAACTTGATGAATACAGATTTTTCTCCAAAATCCATCTGAAGTAAATTCTTGAGAACAGAATTGTTTCTAACAGTGACTCCCATTATATGAATGTGTATTTATTTTATTTTTAAGTTGAATAAAATAATTTAATTTATTATGTAAATTTTAAATGGCGTTCTTAGACTTCTACACTATTGACTTAACTATAATATTAATAATTTTACTTATAATGGGTATCTCATTTGCAAGTATTAATTACGTAGACCCAGAAGAAGACACTCTTGGAACTTTGGGTAAAATATTAATTTCGTTTACGTTAGGGTTTTTGTCTAGTGTGTTTTATTCTTACATTACACTAGAAAGTGATGTATTATTAAAAGAAAATTTCTGGGACTAAATCAAATATTAAAATAATTTTAAATAATTATAGATGTCGATTAGCTTATCTAAGTTTAATCCCAAGAGAATAGAGGAAAGACGTACAGAAGGATCAGGCCCTGCCACATGCGTCTTCATAGGAAAGAGAGGAACGGGAAAAAGTACATTAGTCGCAGATATACTTTATCATCTTCGCAAAATTAAAGCGGGCGTTGCTATATCAGCCACCGAGGATGGAAATGCTTTTTATTCAAGTTTTATTCCAGACTTACTTATACATTCTGAATATAAACCTGAAGTTATTCAACAAGTGATCACCCGACAAAAAAAGTCAATAAATGGAAAAGATCCGAAGAAAGACAATGATGTTTTTTTACTTTTAGACGATTGTATGTATGATAAACGTATGATCAGAGATACCAACATCCGCGGTATATTCATGAATGGAAGACATTGGAAAATTACATTTATGTTAACAATGCAATATTGTATGGATTTACCACCTGATCTTCGTGCAAATATAGACTATGTATTCATTTTAAGAGAAAATATTATTCAAAATCAAGAAAAACTTTATAAGAATTTTTTTGGTATTTTTCCTCAATTCAGTGTTTTTCAAGATGTTTTAAATGCTTGTACAGAAGGTTATGATTGTCTTGTTTTAGATAACACTTCAAAGAGTAATAACATTCAAGACTGTGTGTACTGGTATCGAGCAAAACCCAATAGAAAATTTAGAATAGGATCAAAAGAGTTATGGGACTACTGTACTAAAAAATACGATAAAAATAAAACTAAGGAAACGGCAGATGAAGATCCTAAAAAATTAAGAAAGAAAAATGCCGTAAGTGTTACGGTTAAAAAGTTAAAATAACTTAAAGAAGATTATTTAAAGGCATACATTATTAAATGTAATGTAATGTATCATGGATAAAATAAATAAATTAAAGTCTATACCTCAACATGAACAACGTTCAGAAGCTTGGTTCAAACAAAGAGAAGGTAAATTAACAAGTTCAGATGCCGGTACAGTTCTTGGGTTAAATCCTTATCAAAAACCCCATGAAGTCCTTTTTAAAAAATGTGGACACGATCCAAAACCTTTTGTGGGTAACGTAGCAACACTACACGGTCAAAAATACGAAGACGAAGCAATAGATAAGTATTGTAAACTTACAGGACAAGAAAACCATGATTTTGGTCTTATAGCGCATGAAGATGTTCACAATAATTGTGATTATTATTGGCTAGCAGGTTCACCTGATGGAATTTCATTGTCTAAAGAAGAAAATAAAAAACCAATTTTACTTGAAGTAAAGTGTCCTTACAAGAGACCTATTAAATTTGGATACATTCCTGAATATTACTATCCTCAGGTTCAATTGAATATGTTCATTTGTAATATAGAAGATGCTGATTTCATAGAATATAAACCCCCTGACATCATGAACATTGTTAGAGTTAAAATCGACTACGATTGGTTAAATGAAAATTTGCCTATTTTAGAAAAATTCTGGAAAGAAGTCGAATATTATCGTAAGAATGACATTAAATTGCATCCAAAATATAAACCACCTAGGCCACCAAAGAGAGTTTTGGATTTGCGCGATACTTCAGAAGACGAGACAGAGTGTATACCAGATTTGATCATTAGAGACACATAATTTTACAGAAAATATTTCAATTTAAAAACTTAATTTATACTAATGTAATTAAATTCCAAAATGGGAATCAGAGGATTAAATAATCTCATCAAGAAGTATGCTCCAGACGCTATTTCAGAAAAAGAAATAATTTTATACAAAGGTTCTATAGTAGCTGTCGATTGTAGTATACTGTTGTATAAATTTAAATATGCTTCTCGTACCCCAAATTCACACATTATTGGTATAGCAAATAGAATTAAGTACTACTTCATGAATGGAATTCTTCCAGTGTTTGTATTCGACGGTATACCTCCTGAGGCTAAAAAGAATGTACTTGTTAAACGACAGGCAAATAAAGAAAAGATGTATGTTCGTCTCGAACAATTAAGAGAAAGAATTCCTGAGAATAACGAAGAAGAAAAACTTATAAATGAAGAAATAGAAAAAATTACATCTCAGCTAATTGTTATAAAGAAAAAGGACATCGAAGAGTGTAAAGAATTCCTAGAATTTTCTGGAATACCTTACTGTACAGCTCCAGAAGATGCTGAAAAGTATTGTGCTTTTTTACAAAGAAATGGCCGCGTAGATTATACAGTTACGGATGACACGGATGCCACGACATTTGGATGTAAGAAAATTCTAAAAACTGGTATTTCAAGATACATTACCGAGATAGACACTGACATCTTATTGTCTAAATTTGAAATGGACATGGATTCATTTGTTGATTTTTGTATACTCTCAGGCTGTGATTATACAGAACCAATTGCTCAGATAGGACCCGTTACATCTTACAATTTGATCAAGAAACACAAATCCATTGAAGAAGTTCTGAAGGTAGTTAATAAAAAAAGCGAAAAATTTGATTATATGGTTTCTCGCAAGATATTCAAAGAATTTGATTACGAGCTTCCCGAAGAATTTACTAAAAAAAAGTGTGATAAAGAAAAATTAATTACATTTCTAAATGAAAAGGAAATAAAAGAAAATGTAATTTCTAAATTTGTTAAAATTGTAATTTAGAAATGTAATTTAAAAAAATTTTAATTAAATTTATTTTTTTTTCTTCGGTATATATTAAATATTAAAAATGGGAATGCTCGAACTATTTTTCGGCAAGAAGAAGAAGTGCAAGGGTCGCAAGGTCAAAAAGGGTCGCAAGGTCCGCAAGCTTTCGTCCAAGGCGCGTGTCATGATCGGTGGCAAGAAGCGCAAGGTATACAAGGGTTGCAACGGTGGCCTTTACTACAAGCGCACCAAGAATGGTAAGACCTACCGTGTCTACATTTCGCCCAAGCTTCTCCGCAAGAAGTCTTCGACTCGCATGGGTGGTACCCGTTTCGGTCGCCGTGGCGTCAAGAAGGGTTCGCGTCTTAAGATGACCAAGGCTGCCAAGCGTGCTCGCGCGTACGCCCGCAAGCGTCGTCGTTGCCTCAAGAAGGGTATGCGTCTTAAGAAGGGTCGCTGCCGCCGTATGTAGATACACCACTTAAAGTAAATACATCTCTTAAAGTAATAATACATTTACGCAAATTCCTATGTGTGTTAATGTATTATTTTACATATTTCCATTCTAAATGTATAGCTCATCAAATGTAATTTTTTCATGTTTAATGAATAGAACTTTTTCAATTAGTCTAACACTGGTTGGGTAAATTTTTTCCGTATTTACTCTCTTAATTACAATCTTTCCTTCGGGAAATTCAACATTAATTTCGATTATACAATTACATCCGTAATTCTCAAGGTTTTTAATGATTGTAATGTATTCATTTCCTTCAGGATTGCTGCCATTTATTTTAGCAAATTTGATAAGTTTCTTGAAATTAGAAGATAACAAAATTAAATTATTGTCTTCTTCAAGTGTTTGTAGGCAGAATGTAATTTTTTCTACGGGTTTCCATTTGAAAAATGAAAAATTAACACCGGTTAAAATGGGAATATTTGCCGGTAGCATGAAAATTTCTTCGTCATCGGACAAATTTCTGAAACATTGGATGTCTTCGGAATAAGACACTTTTGCAACTACAAAGTCTTTTACATTCGTATTTGATATCATAATGTCTACTTCTGAAATACGTTCTTCAAAGGATTGATAATTTATTTTATTACCTGAAATCATAAAAGCATCATAAAAGGTAATAAATTTGTCTGTATAAGAAATTTCAAAAATACTACCATTGAAATATTCGTCGAATGTATCTAGTTCAATCTGATACACAATTAAATCTTTGAAGACTATCACCGAAGTATTTTCTCCTGAAGCATTTTTAAATAGAAAAAGTAAAGCTCTTTTTGTATTTACAGTATCTTTAGTATAAAAGATGTATCTATAATTAAAAAGCTTAAAAAGATGTTTTCTTTCGATATTTATAGCATTTTGAAGTGGAAAGTACATGTCATGTTTTCCAGTCCAGTGATTGTTTAAAAGAAAAATAATCTGCCTTTTAAAGTTTTCGTTATTTATCTCAGTTGTCATAGTTAAATATGTAATTTATACTGTCTTTAAATAAATTTAAAGATACACATTATTATATTTACACTGTAGCGATGTCTTTCAACGGTAAAGAGATAACTCTAATTAACTTTTTAATAGATTTTTACAAGAACAAAGTAGAATTATTCAGTGATATAATTAATCAAAAAACGCCTCTTTCTTTAAGACTTTTAGATTGGTTAGTAACTAATTATTCAAAAAAGTACAATATTACATATCCCTTGAAATATAATTCCGAAACTATTTACTTTAATATATACGTTGACTATAAAAATCAATTAAAAGCATATTCAAAGAAATTTTTTGATCCATTTTGCAGACAAAAAAGACTTGTGATAGATTCTCATACACTTAAATGGAGAACTTACACATCTGAAGAAGACATCACCAGAAAAGATATAGTTACGACTGTGGGTCAATTGAATTTTTTTAGGTGGTTTATAGAAAACAAAGTAATGGATTATGCATTATGCAATGTAGAACTTATAGATAGTGATATGATGGCAACTGTAAATTCTAAGAAAAGGGGAAAACGCAGTGTATTGTCTCCGAGTGCTATGAAAGGTATATATACTAACGATTATGATATTACAATTAAGTTTAAACCTTAATAAATAAATATAAAAATAAAGTGTATAATAAATTACAATGGATAAGAATCCACTAAGAGTCTGGTTATTCTCTACCGGTAAAATTGTTAAGAACACTGATAATAGAAATGTAACACATTATATGCTCGACGGAGGAAAACTTGATCTCACAGCCGATTACCAGTTATTTCAAGAGTTATATGCTAAATACATTAACTTTAAAAACTGTATAGTTGAAAAAAAGACAGATGTATTCAGATTTTTTATAGATTTTGATATTCTTTCTACAGAAATTCTCGATATAAATACTT